CCCGGCGACGAATCGAATCGCCGGGGCAAACAGGCGGCGGGGGGTCGGCGCGCTGACCGGACTCACCGACGTATCGCCAAAAAAAAAATTTAAAAGTACCACCAAGATAGTAGGTCAAAAAATTTTTTAAATGGTAAAATTGGGAGTAGCAAATACGTTTAGCTTTTATACGGTTAAAATTTTTTTTTAAATAGTAAAATTGGGAGTAGCAAATACGTTACGACGTCTCGGCGGCGGCGCCGAGACGATACCCCAAATTTAACGCCTCAAAGTGCGTCCCGACCCAAATAAAATAGGTATGTAGACGTAAATCGGTCAATTTCGATTCTGTGTAAAAGAATTTCACGAAATTCATATATGAAAGTTTGAAATGTCGGAAAATTTTATTATCTTTGAGTGACGAGAAAATTTCCACGCATGAAAAAGGTTCAGAAACGTTTACAGGAACTCACGGCCATGATCCTCAACCACGAGGACCCTACGTCGGATGAATGTGCTGCGTATATCGCTGAACTTAAACTGTTGCGTGAATTGATCGCCACGTGGAAAGCGTTCAACGGGTACGAGGGGGACCTCGACCCGAACGCCGACCCCGGAGACAGGCCCGAGCGGAAATCGACGCAGGTGTGGGAGTAGGTTTGTAGGGCCATATATAATATAGGTATGGGACTTACAACGAAAATACGGCTCACGAAAAAACAGAACGAAGCGATACGACTTTTAGACGATGATCAAAAAGACCTCATACTCTTGCTGGGGGGTTCGGGATCGGGGAAATCTTTTGTTGAAGTCTACAAGATCATACGCGACGCACTGCGGTACAAAGCCCCGTGTCTTATCGCCCGTGACAAACTGATCGACTTGACCACAGGTGTGATCGACCAAATCGTTCCGGTGATCCTCCAATTGATCGCAGAGAAGAACGGGCAGGAGAGGTGGGACAAATGGACCATCGACGGGTTGAAGTTCGCCGTTTGGTCGGACAAACGTACCAAACTTACGTTCGCAACCGGAGGCTATATAAGGTTTGCCGGGTTGTCCAAACGTGACATATCGGAGAGTGGATCGGATAAGATACTTTCGCCGTCGTGGTTGCACATCGCAATCGAGGAGGTGTCGGAGGTTGACTGGCCGATCATCGAGTTACTTATCACACGTTTGCGTTTTCAGGCAGAGGGTGTGACGAATAAACTCATAATGACGGAGAACCCGCCGTCAATGTATCACTTCTCGTACAAACGTTTCTTGAAGTATCAACGTGAGGACGGATCGGAGTTGTCCGAGGAAGAGCGTGCGCGACAGGCGTACCTTTTTATGCAACCCAAAGACAATGCGGAGAATCTTTCGGAGAATTATATACGTAATCTCTCGCAACTGTCCGGCGCGAATCGGGAACGTTTCTATTTGGGACAGTTCCAAGACGCAGAGCAGGGAGAGATATTCAAACGTATAAATTGGACGAAAGTACTGCCTCGTAGAGAAGAGTGGGAACGGTTGTGCGTATACACCGACCCGACCCCGCTTACAGGTACGGACCACAGTATTTGGGCGGACTACAAGGCAAGCGTGCTCTGCGGTCTGTTCGACGGTAACGTTTACGTGCTCGACATACGCATCGTAAAAGGTTCCACGTTGCAGATGCTTAACAACATCAAGCAGTTGTGGGACATAGCACCCAACCAGTACATTACAGAGGTATGGATGGAGAAGAAACAAATACCGTCGGACTTCGATCAAGTTATGCGTAACTTCGCGCTTACAACCGGGTGGATGTGCCCCGTAAGGTATGACACGCGTAACTTCGGAGACAAAACAGCCGCAATCGAGACGTTTCTCGAACCGCTGTTCGAAGGCGAGCATATATACTTTAACAACGCTTTCCGCGATACGGAGCGCGGCAGACAGTTGCAACATCAGATACTTAAGTTCTCGCGTAAGCAGAACAAAAACAAGCACGACGACATTCCCGACGCAATCATGCGTTGCGTAACGAAGTTAATGGGTAAAAAGGGGCGTAAGCAGCGTGTAAAAGACGTACCGCTGGTTACGTTTGCAAGACCCGGTTACATTCACGACATCGCAAATAACGGGTAATCGTATAACACGTAAAGACAAATGGATAAAATCGACGCATACGACAAGGAGCAGTTACAGGGCATGGACTGGCTATTCGACGAAACACAGGCGTCGGATAGCGGCACTTTGCTTGTAGGCGAGTATATGGCGGCAACGCCCATATCCAAGGGTCAGCTTGTTGCATGTCAGCAGAACGCAAAGACGGCGTACGCGTTTTACCCCGGTAACAGTGGGTTCGCTTTCGGCCAAGCGGTCTTTGCCGTTGCGCAGAGCGACGCGGCGGAAAACGAACCCGTGGACGTGATGATGTATGGAGGTACGTTCGAGGCAACAGGTGTGACAGGTAGCGGTGTAGAGTTATACGCCGTATGTCACATGAAGCAAGATGTATACACCCAATCCGCCGTACTTCACTTTGACCATTTGACGTTCGATACGCCCGTGCCGCTGCCCTCTTATTTAAAAGGTACGGTGGCAGTTGCGTTGGGTAATAAGCAAGGTACGGACGGCACCGGTACGACGGTTAGGATGTACAATCAGTCGAAGTACTTCTACGTCATGAACGTCTTCGACGAGACATATCTCGTCGACTTGGCGAATCCTGTAAACGTGTTTTGGATCAGTCAGGTGCTCGGGACGTCAGTCGAGTTCGGTACGGCGATGGGGGATAACAAAGGTCTGCAAGACACCCTTTCCTCCAGTTCCGACTTCGGCACTAAACTGGCGGCGTCTGTTGCGTTCGTAAACGCGCTTGTCAATAACAGCACGTTCCAAACAGGTTTGGCGAGTAAAGATACGTTCGGTACGCAGTTAGGTGTGAACACGGGTCTTGCGCCCGTACGTACCGTAAAGCAGACGTTGACTAACGAGCAGAAGCAAACCGCGTGGGGTAACATCGGTCTTAACGTCTATATTATAGATCAAAGTAAATTCGGCACGGCGCTTACCGACGCGGAGTTGGCCGCGTACAATGCGGCTGAAGCTATTTTGGTTACAAATCACCAAAAATACGTTTCGGCGCTATATTTACTGGCATCAAACAGCGGTGGTAATGCGATGTTCTATTCGGTAGCCAATTCGTCTATGTTCACGCGTATTCGGATCAACGGTCCGAATACCATTCTGCATGAAACATCGATTTTATCGGATCAAAATGCGGTAAGATTTAACATCGATCAGTCGCTTTCATTCGCGCAAAGAAATCGCGCGGTTGGTAACATCGGCACGGGCTTTTACATCATACGATACGGTGGCACCGTCCCAGCCGAAGATTTGGAGCGTGCCGTAGGTGCTTCGGCACTTATACTTACGAACACGCCCAGCGAAAACATGCCGAAGATTTACATGCGAAGCGGTGTTGCCCCGAACGGTAATATTTACTTCTACGCATTTACCAGTAGCTCCGACGCCGCATCAGTTAATCTGAACCCTACAACTGGCGTCGTTTCAAACGCAGCTTACGTTAAAACCACGGCGGGCTTACTTTCATACAGTAGTGTTCAAAACCTTTCCATCGATGACACTAACCGTGTAATGAGTAACATCGGTCTTGACATCGTGGTTGTAAACCTCACGAACGGGTCGGCGACGCTGACACAGGCGCAGGCAGATGCGCTACTTGCGTCGAACGGTGTTATCTTTACTGGATCGGGTACGGATGCGACGCAAACGGAGCGAATGAAAAATCGGATATTTTTCCGTTTCGAAAATTTGTTTTATGCATCATATAATCGCACTTACATGATGCACGCCGTATACAAGCCCGATACGAGAGTTATTGAAGTTAGAAATACAGTAGAAATTGTAGACAACATTGCGGTTCATTTTACCGCTCAAAAACTCACCGAAGTACAACAGGCCCAAGCGCGAGAAAATATCGGTATCACACAAGGTTTGCTGAATGACGCGGACTTTATCGCGGAGTTGAAAACGAAATTAGGGTTAACGTAATGAAAGCGGCCATAGCAATTTTAATTACGTTTTTTATCGTCGCGTGTACGAAAACGATCTATGTCCCGGTAGAACGTGTACGTACCGTGACGAATACAGAGCGTGACACCATCATCAAGATCAAACCCGTCAAAGAGATGGTTTACGTGGTGACGAGGGACACTATTGCTCGGGCGAAGACGAGTTACGCAGAAGCGGAGGCATCGTTAACGTCCGGGCAGTTAGCCCTCAATCTGCAAAACTTGGACGTGGAGATACCCGTCGAAACGAAGATACTCGAAACGTTCATACGGGACAGCGTACCGTACCCCGTAGAGGTTACCAAGTACGAAAAAATAAGGTATGTACCGTGGTACGACAAAGTGATACGATGGTTAGCACTTGCGTGTATCATCCTCAACGCTATCGGGTTTAATATATTTGATATACGTAAAATTTTTCGCCTCTAAACTATGTCGGACTTCACTACTGTTCTATCGCTTATACTCGGGTTCCTCGGTGGTGGAGGGGCGTTGGTAACATACATGCTTTATCGCAAACAGTTGAAACGTTTTAAAAACGCGGAGGCTGTGGAGAAAGAGGTCGCTACGTTACGTAGCGCGATTGCGGCGATGGAGCAGAACCAAAAATGGTATGAGGAACGGCTGGGATCGTTGCAAAAACTGCTGTTGGAAAAGGAGAGTTACGTTGAGATACTATCGAAAGATAAGAACCTTTTGGAAATTAAGCACTCCAAAAACAAAGGTGCTATCAACAAGGCGTATGAATGTAGCTTTTGTCTCGATACATCGAAGTGTCCGGTATTGATTCAACGCAGTAAAAACGAGGACGAGTATTTAAGAACACTAACAAGCGTGGTGAAATAAGGTATGTGGATTGAAACCGTACAGAAAACCGTAGTTGACCCGGCAACGGGCGACGAGACGTTATATACGTTTAGCGCAAGTGCCGCAACGCAAGAAGTGGCTTTGCGCTATGCGTGTACGTATGCGTCTATGGTTGAGTACGGACTTGTTGCGCAGAAGTGGGAACCGACCGATATGGCGTTCCCTCGCGAACAATTATACCAGTTCATACAACCCAACCAGTTGGAGATTATCGAACGCATGTACCCCGACGCTGTGACGACTGCTTATCAGAACGCTATGGCGTACGTACAGTCTTATATAGGTGCGATGTTCGACGTCGACACCATGCTGGCAACCGGGGGTACTACTTCAACAGCCCTCACGTTGCGACTGGCGCTGTGTCTTAAAACGGTTGTGTATATTCTTGCATCGTCTCCGCAGTACTCCGAGACGATTGAAATGCACGAACGACAGATAACGATGCTGTTGCGTGGGCTGAAAATAGGGAACCGTAATATGGGTAAGTATGGGGTTGCAGGAGACCCGAACGTACGTGTTTCTGTTGTTTCATTACAAAAAACCGGAGCAAAACCGTAAGCTATGTTTCAGAATCCGTATAATATAATGAATTTCCACGGCGTCCCCGGCGCACGGATTCAAGCGTTACCTCAAAATTACCACTTTGAGTTGACGATGGAAACGTGGTGGAGCGCTGTACAACGTGCCCGAGTGTACTCGGATTTCACAGGTTTGGACGCATTGTTCAGCTACCTGTTGAAAAGTAGTACGTTGATCCGGTCCGCTGTTGACAAGCGACTGCGCCCGTTAAAATCACGCACATTCGGCGTGATGGTAGACGGGAAAGAGGACAAACGTTTGACGAAGTTAATCAAAAACTCGCCGTTTGTTCGCGAACTGATATATCAAAGAGGTTTGGCCAACTTCACGTTTGCGCGTGTTGTAGGTGTGAACAAGGATTTTTCGACGTACGTCTATCCGTTGCGAAACCTCGACATCGTGAACAAGGCCGTACGTCGAATGACCTACGAAATACAAGACCCGATTTACGTCAAATCGCACGTAAACCTGTTTTGGATGCAGACCTCGTACAACTCCGAAGATACGTTAGGTCTTTTGGAACCCGTGGCTCGCGATTACATTAACATGTGCAACGCACAGAACAACTGGCAGACCGCCTCGCAGTTCCTTGCGTACCAACAAATGATGATGTATTTCGAGAACGGGGACGAGGAGATGCAAAAGGCGGCCGAACTCGGAGCCAAACAGGTAGGTTTGGGGCAGGTAATTATATCCGGCAAGTCTACAGACGAAACGACGGGTAAGGTTGTCAAAGACTTGGAGTTGGAGAACGTCTACGGCGGCGCGTCCGCTGATACGTTCCGTATCTTCAAAGAGAACATCGAGCAGTTACGCGGCTCGATTATGCAGTTGATCCTCGGTTCTTCCTTGCTCGGTATGAGCGAAAAGAATACGAACTCCGAACGTTTGGTGCGTGCGCACCTTAAACTGTTCCGCGATATTACCGAGGCCGACGCAATCGACGTACAGGACTGGTTCAATATCCCCGAGGTGCGTACGAAACTCGCATATCTGTTCAACGAACCCGCTTTGGAAAAAGCTCGTTTCGAAGTGAAGCCATCGAACTATATTGACATCGGAGACATCGAAGCGTATACGAAGATGCTCAAAGACCTAACGTTGCTTCCCACGGAAGGTTTCATTGAGAAAACAGGTTTGAGCGTGGAAGACGTAACAGGCTATGAAAACAATAAAAACGTTAGCGAGAGAAGCCAAGCAACTGGCGACGTACGCAAAAAGGGGGATGGTAAAAGAGGTTTCGCAAGTATGGTTATGGACCGCGCAAAACGCTTTTTTAACAGAAACCGACCCGGCGACGGGGAAAAAGTGGGCGGATCGTCACGGCTTCATACGTGATTCTCGTGGACAACATTTCGGTAATGCAGAACCGTACCTTTCGTACAGTAAGTTGCATCGTACCGGACGGCTGCTAAAAGGTCTGAAAGTGCGGTACTCTACGTTTGCGACCGGAAAAGCATTTATCGAACTTTACAACAAAGTCCCTTACGCGGAGGTGCATGAAAAAGGAGGAAGCGATACGTTTCGTGTGTTAAGGTTCCCCGACACTCCAGCGAAAACGTCCGTAAGAGTAGGAGGAAACATCGAACCGCGTCCGTTTATGGAGCCGAGCAAGCAAGTATTAAAAGCGCCCTATCGCCTGCTGACAATGAAAATGCGGGAGTTTGGGTGGAGACAATAACAAGGTATGGTAGGATACGTAAGTGAAGCCGTTGCCAAAGCGTTGAAAAACTGGAAACCTTTGGCCGACGCAGGCATTATACCGATCCGCGCAACGGGCGGCACTACGGTACTGGAGAACATCCCGCTACCGTCCATAGGTTTGCACGTTATCGGTGACGACGGAGAGGGTAACACGTTTTTTGGTGGTGGCATTCGTCAGTACTTCGAACTTGTACTGTACGTTTTGTTGCCAATTACAAACTACACCTTCTCTCCGGACGGAGGAACACAGGCGCAGCAGTTGGATATTTCAGACGACGTAATACGTTGTATGGAGCAGTCCAAAGATTTGGATTATATCAAACAAAGGCACGATTTTAGCATACAGTTTGACCGTATGGACACGGACCAAACGTACGGAACGCAGGGCGCTATGTCTGTGGTTGTTGACGTCCATAAGATCGTGTATAAAGGTTCGGTTGAATTCGACCCGAAATTACAGTACAACGATACTGCGGTTTTGGAAAAGGTAAACATTAATATTGAACAATAATGAGGGTATCAGAAAAGAAACAGGTTCTTACGACCAGCGCGGTAAATCTGAACAGGGTTCAGATTCCGACCGACTGTATCGATTGGAGCATCTACGACAAGAACCCCGTACTTTTGTACAATCGCGCAAGCGAGGGCCACAGAGGTGTGGTGGTCGGCAAAGTTCTGAACCGCGAACGTGTAGGGGATGCAATCGTTGCAAACCTTGCTTTCATGGAGCGGAACGAGGACGCGGACATTGCGTTCGAAAAGTACGAACAAGGCGTACTGCCTCACGTATCCGTGGGTGGCTATGCGCGTGGTGAGGAGAACTCGGAGGGTGTATTCATCTGCGACAAGTACATGATCCGTGAGGTATCACTTGTAGCGTTCCCCGCAAACATCGAATGCGTCGCGTTGGACAACAGCAACGTACTCGCGTCAGAACAGCCGATTGTAGAAGGTATGCGAACGGGCAAGACCGAGATACGTTATGTAACGTTGAGTTGGGACGGTGATATGGGAACCGTTGTGAACGCATCCGCAGAGCCCGAACCGGAGCCCGTGAACGCATCCGCAGAGCCCGAACCGAACCACAGTCGCCCCCTGCCGAAAGGTATGACGTGGCATGAACATACAATTAATCAAAAACCAAAATCTTTCAACATGGACAAGACTTTTCGTGAACTCAACTGCGACGTTGAGTTTCAGCGTCGTCTCAACGTTCTGAACGCGGCTTTCCGGGCCGGGGGTACGACGGCTGACAACAACCCCGAGAACGTGGAGACCGTTCGCATGATCGCGTGCTCTATGCTCGCCGATCAGAACATGGTGGTACTGGCGAACGCCTGCAACTTCACCAACTCTGTAACCAAGGAGCGCAAGAACGGCCTCGGCCTGCTCGTAGAGTGCGCCGCTGGTGGGGCCGCTGCCGCCACGCTGTCCGCCGCTGACCTCGGCGTCATCAAGTGGATGTCGTTGTTCTACGAGAAACTCCTCCCGAACAACTCGTTCATGCGCTCGATACGTTTCGTGCCGATGTCCGACCGGGAGGGTGCGATTTACGTGGAAAGCGGCATCAACCCCGCAACGTACACCGGATCGGTTACGCCCGTCAACGCGCCGCGGTACTTCTACGACGACATCAAGCGTACGATTGCGCGTGAGGTGTTCTCGATCCAGCCCGTGACGTTCCAGAACGCGGACATGGCCATCCTCGCATACGACAAGCAGTCGTGGGGTTGGACCATCGCAATGGACTCGCTGATGTCCGACGTGTGCACGTACATCTTGCAGGTCGTCGCCAACACCCCCGGCATCGCAAAAGTTCCGACCACGGGCGCAACGTTCTCGTCGAACGGCCTGTTCCCCATCGAGGCCCCGAACTCGAACGTGAACATCAAAGGTGTGTCGTCGGACGACATCACGATGGCCGTTGGTGCGTTCCTCGTACAGAACTACAAACTGAACGGTCGCCGCGTCGAAGCCGTCCTTTCGTCGAACCTGTTCACGAAACTGGCCACCGACCCGACGTTCAAAACCATCCTTACCCCGCAGTTGTCGGGTGCCGTTGGTAGCGAGTTCCAGTACAACGGTGTCACGATCTCCGGACGTAACCCGGTTGCACGCTACAACACGACTTCCAGCAAGCCCGAACTCGATCCGGCCATGTACACCGACGGTACGGTGGATGGCGACGGCAAGATTACCGACGTGACCCCGGCAACGACCACCGCCAATCACGTAGGTGCGGGTCTCGCATTCGTCGAGGGCGAGGTGATCGCAGGTGTGGGTACAATCGACGTGATCGTCATGCCCGACCCGACCAACTACGGCATCACGATGTCCGGATGGATGTCTACCGGTGCAACCGTGGCACGTCAGAACGGCAAGGGTGTAGCGCTGATTACCCCGACCGTCGTAACGGGCGCATAAAGTTCAATCGGCACGTAGGCACATTAATGTGCCTACGTGTTACTTAACTCTTTAAATCGTATGAAAGTAAACTTTGTAAAACAGCAGATTCTGTACATCGCTCTCGCCGTACGACAGTACAAGAAAATGTACGTGCTGACGAACGGTCAGATGTTTCAGAAAGAGAGTGATGCGGAAAAAACCGCGCGTACCCTCAATCAGATTATCGAAGACCCGATGCTTCACGTCGGGATCAAGGTAATCACCGAAGACATGGTATCGGAGGCCGATCTTCGGATGTACGGAAAATCCCCCGAAAAATTCAACGAATTGTTTGACGACGCCATCATTCCGCTCGCACGTGGTACCCGTGACTACGAGGGCCGGAAATACGAGGCGCCCGTTGAGCAGGACGAGGACGAAAAGGCACGTTTGGCCGCTCTTCTCGGCGACGAAGTTCCGGAACCCGCAAAGGAGCCGGAGCAAGCCGCCGAACAGGAGGCTGAAAAGGCTGCCGAACAGGAGGCTGAAAAGGCTGTCAAAGACGTAGAGGCTGAAAAAGCCGCCGCCGAAAAAGCCGCCGCCGAAAAAGCGCTTGCCGCCGCGTCCAAGTTCGCACCCAAGAAAAAATAACAAACTATGGCACGAACAGGTTTCAGCGTAAAGGTCAGCAATACGGTTATGGGGACGCCCCCGTCCGTAAACGCTAACACTATGCTAATCGTCCCCGGTACCGCAACCACCGGGTCAACGTTCCCGATAGCCCTCGATACGCCCGTGTTGTTCAAATCCACCGACGATCTCGCAACCCACGGGGTCACGGAGGCAGGCAATCCGGAGGTGTATCGACACGTTACGGGCTTCTATAATCCGACCGCGGAGGTTGATAACACAGGTACGTACTTGTGGGTGGTAGTTGTAGGTACGAACGGTACTTCGGCTATCCCGACAAAACTTCCCGGCTACATACGGGCTACCGTCGTAAACGGGTTCCAGTATCGCCCGCGTCAGATCATCATCGCCCACCCGATCAGCAAGTCGACGTTGGCTAACTACCAGTCCGCGATCATGTCGATGTATGACGAGGGATTCTCTACGTGCGCGATCATTGCGGGCGATAACTTTATGCCCGAAGGTGCTATCGACACGTCGGTGAGCACGTTGGACGATCTGTCCACGAAAAAAGCAGGTATGATCGGCGTCGTGATCTTCACGGACAAGCAGAACGCCGTTGCATGTACCGGTAAGGTTGGTGGCTGGATGGCCTCGCTGTCCGTCGGTACGTCTATCGGCGATACGTCGCTCCCCGCGTTCGGTGAATCGCTTTACATGGTGGACCAAGGAAGCGCGAGCGAGTACATCAACACCCCGTGTGCGCAGTTGTCGCTTGACACGATCAATGCGATAGGGGACAAGCAGTATATCTTCCCGCGTACGAGGCCGCCCAAGAACGGGTTGTGGCTGAACGACGGAGCAACTGCCGAAGACCCGCTTACCGCGCTCTCTACGCTGGAGGCCGCCCGGACCATCGCCGCAATGGTGGACGATCTGCGTGCGTTCTACACGCCGTATATTAACGGCAGAGTGCCCATCGACGCTAACGGCAGAACGCAGTCTTCGTACGTCGATGTGGTGACGTCCCTCGCACGCGAGAATGTCATTGTACCTTACATCGATAGCGGTGACATCTCGGACGCCCGGATTACGCAGACCGACCTCAACGACGACTTCTCCGGAACTCGTACGTGGCAGGTATCGCTGGAAATCCTGCCCGCACCGACCCTGCGCTGGGTGAACTCTTTCGTGTTCTACGTTAAAAAACTCAATTAAGGTATGGCACAAAAAGTAATAGCCGCAAGAGACTTTGATCTCTACCTCAACTTTGACGAAATAGGTATTGCCTACAAAGTTGAGACTGGCGCCAATTTCAGCGCAAACATCTCCGGAACGACCGACGACATCGGAGCGTTCTCTACTGACGAGCCTATCGCAACGGACAATGGCGGTAACACGTACGACCTTTCGTTCTCGTTGCAGCAGGCCGAAGCCCTCACGATCCTTGCCGCGCTTGCCGCAGCTACGCAGAACCGTGCAGGAGGTCCTATCTGCCACATCCGTCAGATCGTCGAATCGGCGACCATTACGGCTGTATGGCACAAGCGCCGCGACGTACCCGCGACGTCCACTACCGAAACGTACGGTCGTTGTACCGGCGTTGAGGAATCGGACGGCGTAGAACGTCGGGGCACCGAGACGCTTAAGTCGTGGCGATTCCGCGCCCGGAGTAAGAGCGTCAAAACGTCGGTATCGGCGTAAACACAGGTATGCGGGCTTTGATCGGCCCGCATATCACTACATTTTTTAAACAAAAGCAGGATGGAAAAAGAAATCAAATTGCGTAAAGTTACGCTTAAAAAAGTGCTGACGCCGGAGAGCGAGCAGGACTTTACCGTAGAGGTAGTACCGTTTAACCGTCGGAACGACGATCATGTGAAATTTGCGTTCGACTATATCGACATGCTCGGACGTAAACCGTCTCCGTTCGAGACGGAGAGCGACGCCGCGCGTGCGTACGTTACGATTTTCATGGCGCACAAGGCCGACGATCTTAACGATCAGAACAGCGCAATTTCGTGTGTGCTGTCCGACGTACGCGCGTGTCGTGTGCTCCTCTTTCAAGCCGAGACGCAGAAAGAATTTCACGATTTTTTCGTCAACGACTAACATACCCTATCGGGAATGTTGAAGGGATCGAGGAGGACAAACAGGAAGAGGCAAAACGTATTGCGCAGAACTTTAAGATCATCAAACAAGCGAAGGAACGAGACCCGTATTTTATTAAACGGGTATTCGTTTCTCACTATTGCAACATTCCGTATCACCTTATGTTAGATGGGGACTTATACCCCATGACGTTGTTAGAGGAACTTTTCGCGGCATCATATTATCTTATACGTAACTTTGAGTTGGCTCCGTGGGCCACAGGTAATTTAGAAGACCGCGTAGAAAAACTTGTAGAAGATGGCAGGGTATAATATAGTACTGGATATAGGGGGTAACGCGGTTTCTCGATCTGAAAAACTGGCGGCAAACCTTGGTGTGGCCGCGGCAAACGCGACCACATTAGCCGCGGCATTACGTTCTGTAGGGACAGCCGCGGCCGCTATCCCCTCACGTACTATACGAGTAGGGGCCGTACCTACGGGGTCTTCTATACGCGGACGATCCTATGCCGCTGACAACGGACGGTTCCGGGAGTACATACAAGGTATGACGCGACAAAGCGACGTAATGCGTTCGATGTCGCGGTTCTATCGTGAGCAGGAACGAGACGCACGCTCGCGCTATACACGTCACCGTAATACGAAGATCATGTCTTACGGTACGGGGTTCAATGTTGGAGGTTTCAGCGGACGTTTCTCTACCATACTCCAACCCGACGCAAACGGTAACATTCTCGGCATGAACGCAGAGAAATTAATGCGTGGTGTAAATGCTGGGGCCATAGCTACGTCTATGGTAGGTATGATCGGCAAGGCCGTTCTTAAAACGATGGCTTACTCGACTGCGGTACCACTCGCGGTTGGCGGGTTAGGTATACGCGCCATGATAGGTATGTTGCAGTCCGAGGGCTTTGCTTCGGGCGTACGTCTTATCTCACGCCGGCACCAAGCACGTGCCGGCCTCGGTGTCGGGTACGAGCAGGCCAACTCAAATGCAGACTTTTTGGCTGCAAGTTATGGTTTGGACCGTAGTACTGCGTTAAGCAGTATAAACGTTTTGACGGGGCTTGGTGTAGGTGGCGCTGGTAACACAAAGGTATCACTTGCGCAGGCGACAAACCTTACCAAAGTAGGTGGTCTTATTTCCCAACAGGCGGGTGTACCGTTTGAGCGTGTGATGACCAACATACAGCAGTTATTGGTGCAGGCAACGCCGAACATCCGAGACATACGCGAATTACTTAACCAAGCCCCCGTACTTGGTAAGTACGCGCTAAAGGAGATGGAGGAGCGAGGCGTAAAGGGGGTAGACGTACGTACTTTCCTTAAAGACCAAAGCGCTCTTTTGGCGGTCCTCCGTCGTTACGAGTTGGACAATGCGTCAAATGCAGGTATGCGTGCGCGTGGTCAGATCGCGCTTGCACAACAGGACTTTTGGGCCAAGATCGCCGGGAATAACGCCGCATGGAGTTACGTCGGCGGGGCTGGCGCAGGTCTTATAGGTGCGGGAGGTAATGCGGTGAATTCCCTCCTTTCTACCGTTACCAATAACGACGCTTTTCGCGTAATGGTTAAACGTGTAGAGAATTTATTCGACGACTTCGACAAGAACGGTACGAAGTTAATCGATAAACTCATTACGTTTGTCGAACGCGCCGGAGAGAAATTAGGGCTTGATTTGGGCGATTCGGGTAAAGCCAAGATCGACAACGACAAAGAACGTGCATTGGACGATCTTCGCTATAACCGCACTTTTCGTAAGAATTTCGAAACTACATTGGATAGTGCCGGGCTTCTTAAAGACGTATCGCCGAGTATGCGTGGCAAAGCCATCAATGACTATCTGTCGCAATACCTCGATGCGATAAAACGCGACGATAATGTGCTTAACGCAGTACGTGGTATAGGTACGTTGCATGATGCAAACGGCCCGTGGACACCGCACCAGCGTAGAAAAATGAACGAAAGTACGCTCGATTGGGCCGCGGGACTTGCGTTTAACTCGGATTCGACCTCTGTCTACTACCCCGTAACGGGTAGCTACAAAGGTTATTCGGGTGTTAAGCACTCCGGAGTGTGGGACAGAGCAACGTTGCGCAATCCAATGACTGCGAACGCGGCGTACGCTATTGACTACGCGGACCTTGGCGAATCGCTCGGAACGTTTATTAAGAAATTAACGGACATCGCCCCGGGCGCATTACCCGCGATAACAGGTGCGGGGGCTACTGGGTCGGACCTTTCGGGTTTTAACAAAGACCGTCGCAACCTCGAAATTCATTTCCACGACGCAATCGTGAAGTGGACTTCGAACATAAGTACCGACGACCCGCAGGAGGTCGTAGCAGAAGTTAAACAGAACATCGACCAAATAGCGTCCGAAGCAATCCAAAAGGCAATGCTCGCCGCAACCGGGAAGATGGGAACACGTTGGATATAGGTATGGGAATAGTCAGAGACGCAATAGAAACCACCACCGAATCGGTCCGGGGCGCTATACAGAACTCCGGACCGTACAAGGTGGCCAACCGTGTGATCGCCGAGACACTCGACGCACGCGACGCAATCCGCAATACTACCGTTCTCGCCTTGTCGAAAGCGTGGATCGGTATAAGCCAAGTCTTGCCCGCGCAGACAAACCGGGAACAACAGCAACAGGATATACGTAACATACCCTTTGTTCGTAAAGAACAAACAGTAAACGGCATAGAACGCAGGTCCGGTGCGGAGTTGGATCGTTACGATTACACGAAACTTTACTCGTTGCAGATCGGCGACTACTTCATGCCGATGTCGCAGACGTTTAGCGTGAAAGCGAGAAAGCGGTTAAACGTCTCGGCTCTCGTTGACGGGCCGGACATTATCCAGCAGACACGTAAAGAGGCCAAGACGATAAACTGTACGTTACGTCTTACCCTTCGAAACAACCAGCCAAACCTCCAAATCATGGAGCGGCTGGAGAACGAAGCAGAGGCAAAGATAGCGGAACTGTCGAAATTTCTCAACGAGTTTTACGAAAAGGACCAGATTCTGCGCATACGTAACCAAAAAATTAACGAAACGCACGGAATTGAATACGCGATAATCACCGAATATACGGACACGCCCCGAGTAGGTATGGGTACGTATCAGTTCGAGTTTACTCTTACGGAGGTGAAATACGGGGAGAACGTTGTTACGTTCAACCTACGCGAGGTCGATTCGGACGCTGGCAACTATTAATTATGAACTCGAACTATCTTATCTGCCGCAACGAGGTATACATAGAGGATATTTGGGTAGGGCAATTTGAATCGTTCGTGCTTACCGGTAACGACAAGCAACTTGGCGATTCGGCTGTTCTCACCTTACCCTTGTATGCTATCGGCATTGAGCAACAGGGGGAGGCCCGCTCACGTATGCGTGAGGTCTTTAAACCCAATGTTATCAAGCCGTTCGCGCACGTTGAGGTATATATGTGGTACGAGGGGTACGAGAAAATGCGCGTATTTAACGGATTGATCGAGCAGGTTGTAGAGGGCTTTCCCACGACGTTATACCTGCGCGACTTTACGTTGATCCTTAAATTCGGCCGGGTCCAAAAGGTATGGGGCGACATTAAAATGACGCAGATCATGCAGGACATCCTGCCCATCGCAAACGAAGCGTTCGTAAAAGAGCGCGAAAACATGGGTTTTGATATAAACCCGAACATACCGGAACTGACGTATACGACCGACGGACCGTTTGTACAGGCTACTACCAGTACGTTCCCGTTTAACAATCCGGTCGATTTCAGTCCGTACGATACCGTACAGCGACTTATGCAATTGATGGTTTTGTACGGGGGTGTGACGGACGACGGGAAAGTGTACATAGGAGGTTTGACGAAAAACAGTACCGCCCCGATTGAGAAACTCAACACGAAGTATAACGTTTTCGGGGCAGACCTTATTCGCGAGGATTCACGTTTTATTAACTACGAGGTTAAGGTCACAGGCATCCTCAAAACGGGCAAGCGATACACCGCAACCGGAGGTTTGCGTACGTCGCGTAGTACGAAGCAAAAAAGTGAACTGGACAAAAGGTATGCCGAGACGATACGTAGCTACTCTACGTTGGATAGCGTAACGGAGTTGGATAAGTTTGCGGACAAAATGTTACTGTCTTTACAGGGACGCAGGAACAAAGGCAAACTGATCCTTCCACTCTACCCAAAGGTAGACCCTTTGCAGACGGTTGAATTTACGCACACACTATTCCCGGAGTTATCCGGACAGTACTACGTATTAGAGTATCAGCTAAAAGGAGATGTTAACGGTTTTTTCCAGACGTTAACCGTCACCGATAAAGTCTTTGCGATATGAGTGTTAAACGTGTTAGCTACGACCCGGCCGAGGAAGCAGGGGGAGCTTTCGGCGCATTCCTCGCGCAGATGTTCTACACCGTTCGTACCGTACTTGTCACCGTCAAATCGGTAGACGAGGCGAATGGGGTTGCGCAGGTTTACCTGTTTGAGGAGGACAAGACGTTCCCCGTACCTCTGTCTTTGTACGGGACGGAGGAGTATGGGATGGTGCACGTACCTACCGAGGGGTCTGCCGCTCTTATCACATTTATAGATGGCGACATTAACCGTCCGGTATTTGTGGGTATCTCGGAGATAGATAAGTGGGCGTTTAAACGTAACGAGACAGCCATAACGTTTACGACCGATCCCGACGAAGTAAACGTAACGGTTGGTAACTCAAAAGTACGTATAACACCGGACTTAATCGAAATGAACGAAGGTTCATTAGATGGGCTGGTGATTGTAGGGAAACTCACGGAGAGACTGAACAGATTGCAACAGCAGATCGAAGCCATCCAATCGGCTATCGCATCGCATTCGCATCTCGTGGCTACCTCCGGTAGCGCGACACAACAGGTAGGTAATACCACTACTACTACCTACGCAAAGGTAAACGTCGATTCATTCGATAACAGCGATTACGAGAACGAAAAAATTAAGCAGTAATGAAAGGCATAGTGTACGATTTTAACGTCGGTGACGTTGTTATATCGGAAGACGGACCTTTTGTAAAAGGTACCATCGACAACCAAAACGTCGCGCTTATCGCCGTGTCACAGGTATGCCGCATCACCAAGCCCGAGATAGGTGCGCAGATCGGGGCGCGGATTATCAATCGGCGTGCGGGTGAGGTCGCTGGGGTACTGGCCGATGCAAAGAAGCAGGCACAGAAAGACGGTGCGACAGATGTCTCTATCGAACTGATCGACGAACAACTTTTATTCACGGGACGCTATGAAGATTAAAGAGAATACGACTATTGTCGACGTCGCGTTTAACCTATACGGCTGACGGGCATCCCCGCCATCCTGCGACAACTGCCCGTCAGCGAACGTATTGGTTTCGATACGCTACCCGGTATGGGTGAGGATGTTGCAGACATCGGCCAAACGTGGACGCCGGACCTTGCAGGTAAGGACGTAACTATTAAGGTTGAGAAAGTGTATAACACGCTCGGCGTTGCGAAAGCCCCGTACTCCACAGACCTTTACCGGATCGAGGCCGCTGTAAGGTATGGGGAAGGGATTATCGAAACGCTTTTAAATACGTAATATAATGGCAGAGTTTTTTACCAAGTCGGAACTTACGCGCTCCGACACAGCACGAATACTAAAGATCGACAACACCCCTACACCCGAAGCGTCAGCCGCACTCGACGCTTTGATGTGGAACGTACTGGACCCGATCCGTCGAATGTGGGGAAAGCCGATCATTGTCAACTCCGGTTACCGCTGTCCGAAGTTAAACGCGGCGATAGGCGGCTCCGCAACGTCGCAACACATGAAAGGCGAAGCAGCGGATATTACGGCTGGCGATCCGACCAAGAACAAAGAGTTGTTCGACATGATCGCGCAGTCCGCAATCCCGTTCGATCAACTGATCGACGAAAAGAACTACCGTTGGATTCACGTTTCGTATCGCCCTAATGGTCGGCGAAACATCTTACACCTTTAGGATATGGGTGCAGTAACAACTATCACGAACGCGCTGAAAGCCGTGTTACCTACGTTCGGTACAACGGACGCAGACATCGAGAGTAAAATCATTGATGTAGTAGGTACGTTGGCCGACAGCGAGGCGATGGAGCGTAACAATACGTTGAATGTCATCAACGAAGCGCTCGCAAATCAGAAGATCACGACGGTGGAATACTACCGTCGGAAAGTCGTTGCGTTCCAATACGGTGATTCGTTGGTCTACGATCCGATCAACCAAGGCGGCTATTACGCTACGCTCGATACGGAGAAACAGATCATCAAGCAGGCATACGTTGTCGGTGCATATCCGAACTGGACCCTGCTTGCCAACGCACTCGGCACGGATGGTCATCTGCGGAAACTCACCGCTGACGAGTTAACCTCGTTGCAGACCTATTTCAAAGCGTTCCAACCGATGGGGCTGGAGTTGAACGTTACGTCTATGGACGTTGCGAAGATCACCGATCCCGGACTTATCATCTATGTACAGACAGGTACGGACGCACAGTACGCCGCAGATCAGATCACGGCAAACCTATTGGCTCACGAAGCGACCCTGCGCGAGACCAATACCGTTACGTTAACCGAGATCGTAGACGTAATACAGAGGTATGAAAAGGTACGTGCGGTAAGTTTCAGTAATCCTGTTGCAACAGAAACGGGGTTGGATGGTAGCACACGTACGGTCAAACCTGTTGACGGTATTTTCAACCTCACAAACGGCGCCTTTACGTTTGCTACGCCAATCACAACTACACTCATTAAAACGCTTTCGTAATGTTCAGATACATTGACATGCCTAAGTTGGTTGCGTTCTACCTGCGAGAGTTTTCATACGACGCAGGTGGGAACGCTTCCAACTTATACAAATTCATATTCTGCCTTTGCTTGCCGTTCGTCTCACGTACGTTCCGTCGTGCGAGATTGATCGCGTTGGCCATAGCAGAGTGCACTAACAGCCAAGACCAAATTACGCGTGTTTTGGAGAAAATTACAGGTGTGTCTGTTGAGTATACATCTCTCGACGACAGCTATTACATGTCGTATAATGGTACCGGTAACACTCCGGAGTTCCCTTATGGTGCGTTAAGCGAACCGTTGGTACCATACGTCGAAACGCCTAATCAGTTGTATATGTACATTTCTCTTAACGGTGCGTCGGAGGACGAAGTACGTGCATACCTGCAACTTCTCATACCTTTTTACGTAAAGATAAATTTAGTTTTTGGTCCTAAACCTTAATAGTTATGGCTATTCTCAAACTCAATTCTGCAAATCCGGGCGTAAAACGCCCGTTAAAAGTCCAAGACCTTGCGGACCTATGGTACGGTCTTAATACTGCGTTAGCGCAGGGAACCGAAACTTCCCCCCGTATATTGTGCGGGTTCGACGTTAGTAATGATGGTGATTCATTTACTTCCGGAGTTATCGCGTATGACGGACGCCTTTATCTGTATGATGACGGCGACCCGATATTTTTCGAAGATAGCATATACGGTGCGGAGATTTCGACAGACGATAATCGTGTGATGGGGGACGGCACTACACAGTTATTCTCTTACGCATGTATCGTAACGAAAAATTCAGCCCTACCGGGTGCCGTCTTCATTGGCAAGGCCTCACCGAGTAATATCGAAGCGTGGAGGGGGCCTCTCTCGATCCCCGACCTCTCCATTTCTCGAAATATGATCGCGGAGCTTGCAATCTCAACGCCGAAATTGGCGAACAGCGCCGTAACGACGCCGAAATTGGCGTATATGTTACGGCCTTGCGTACTCTCGTCTTTGACGTACGATTATATCGCTACGTCCACTGCTTTAGCAGTCTCTCTGCCCGATCTTATTACCAGTCCCGGAGCGACCGCGTCGGGGCTATGGGAAATGAAAACGGCAAAAGTAGCGTACTATAGGACGTTATCGCCGTTGGTGGTGACTATCCAAGCGTATAATTTGGGTTCTTCCTTCTCGGATTGGCCCGCGGTTCTCCCGCTTATGCTCTTGTACTCGTCCGATACTGTGACTACGGTCGATGTACGAATAGAGTACCCGCTACCGTTTGCAAACCAAGCAGGTTTGTGGTACTCGAAAACCTATACCGTCAACTCCGGAGATACCATTCAGTTTATGTTAACGAAGGTCCCGTCGAAACTCGGTTACGTACCTACGTCTGTATTTTTCTCCCAGCCGTGAAAATAGTATATAATGGCGTAATACCTTTCAAGGGGTTCGTCGCAATCAATCTATTCGGTATCGTATTTGCACGTAAAGAGTACCGTCCGCTATCGGGGACAACTATTAACCACGAAGCTATTCATACGGAGCAGATGAAAGACTTGTTGTACGTTGGGTTTTACCTCTGTTACATTGTAGAGTGGTTGGTACGGCTCTTTATGAAAGGGAATGCCTACCGAAACATCTCTTTTGAGAAAGAAGCCTACAACTATCAACATATCCCCGGGTACGTACGTACCCGCCAAAAATTCGCTATGTGGAAACTATGAAAAAGATCATCGCATGGCTTAACGCCATTGCCAAAGACAAGTACCAGCATTTCGCCGTAGGAGCGGCTATCGCGTTTATCGTACTGATCGTAGCCATGCCTTTAGGCAGTTGGTGGCGGTGGGTACCGTTAC